TGCGGATTGCCGATGCCGTGCGGCATCTGGAGCACCCATCCGGTATCGACTTCGAGAAGCATTCGTGATCGCGCCTTTTCTGCAAGCTAGAGCAAGGCAGGGCCACGGATGCCGCTTGCAGAGCACCCGTGGCCGTTGCTGTCAGATCAGACCGAGAACGCGTAAGAGAGCACGTTCGCGTCCGCGTCGGCCGTTGAGCTGGCAGACTGGTACGCAGCCTGCACGGTCGATTGATCGCTATCCTCAGGGTTGAAGAGAACGATCGTCACGGCAAAGCTCGAAGAAGTCGAACCAGCGAACGCCGCGTTGGCTCGGATGTACCGGGCCTGAGGCGGCAGGTACACCACGCCGGCGTACACTTTGTCATCGTTCGACGAAGTAACAGCGGTGAATGCCGCGCCAGTGATCAAGGCATAGCCGGTGTTCGCCGAGGACGAAGACTGCACCGTGACCGTGACGGTATCGCCGACGGTCGCGGTATCGAGGATAACCAGCGCGTGCGTGTAGCCGAGGACATCGACACCACGGCCAGCGGTCGTGGCAGTCTTTGCGCCAGGAGCGATCGAGCTGATGACCTTGACGTGGGTTTGGGGATTGAATGCAACCATGTGTTGTGTCTCCTTTTTAGATCAAGCGTTGGTCACGCCAGTGGAGGTGCAGAAGGCCGAGGGTTGAGCCACGCCGACATCGACTTCCATAGCCGCGAGGATCTGGGTCTGCATCTTGGCGAAGCTATCGCCGGCAACATCGCTCGAGCGCAGCACCATCGTGCCCCACTCGCCGAGGTAGCACTGGCTGAAGTCGCCGAACAGGATCGAGTTCGACGTGGCCGAACCCGTGAGGGCGGTGAGTTGGTTGGTGATGGTGTACTTGTAGCCCATGAACTGAGCCGCACCGTTCATCGGACCGGCGCTGAACATACGGCGCTCAAGCGGGAACTTGGTCGCGTCATCCACCATCTGGGACAGAGCCGAGAACGCCGAGCTGTGCATCGCCCAGCCGCAGTTGGCGAGCTCGACGTTGTCCGCGGACAGCTCTTGGATCATGTCGATCAGCTTGCCGTAGGCCGCATTGAGTTTTGCGCTGCCACCGAAGGCCACGCTGTTGATGCCGCTGGTCTGAACAATGCCCGTAGGCTGACCGCTCGCACCCGTGCCGGCGTAGATCGCCGCGTCGATCGCGATGCCAAGATCCTTGGCAATCTGAGCGCGCGTGATCTGCTCCGCGGCAGGGCTGGAGAGGTTGATCAGGCGGTTGGACAGGATGACGCGAGACGCGACCGCGTGCGGGGTCATGTTGAGCTGGCCGAAAGCCAGATCGCTCGCGGTCACGCTAGCGTTTTCCGCGACCCAGTAAGCCGTCGCAGCCGTGGTGATCTTCGGGATCTGCACAGGCGAACCGGACAGCGGCAGACGCTGCACACCGAGCGACAGCGCGGTGATGCGCTTCTGGAGCAGCGGGATGATCATGTTTTCCATGATCTGCACGGGGACGATGAAACCGCCGGCCGAGTCGGTCGTGGTGCTCATGTCCTTCGAGATCGACTTGGCCGCTTCCTTGCACAGGTCGGCTTCGTAGGCGCAGTCGGAGAAGTCGCGGGTAACGAGACCGCGCGCCAGCTTGGCAAAGGAGAAGTTCTTGATGTCCTTCTCTTCCAGGCCTTTCACGACGGGCAGGGCGGCACGCTTGGCCTCATAGGCCGCGAGTGCAGCATCCGCTTCTTCCTTCGCCTTCTTCTCCAGCTTGGCGATGAGGTCGGTGTCGCGCTTGTCGAACTGCTTGTTGATTTCGGCGAGCAGACGCTCGGCGAGTTCTTGACCCTTGAGGGTCTCGGGGTTGTTGTTTTCGGTCGGCATAATCAGTTTTTGTTGCCCCCCGCAACTTCCCCAGCCGCGAGAGCTTTCCGCAGTCGAGCTTCGAACGACTCGGAAAAGAGTTCGTCGTAGCTCTTCGGCTGGCAGCACTCGCTCTGGTGGTCGGTCGTGGCGGAAGGGGCTTCTGGCACGCTCGACCTGATCTCTTGCGAAGCCAGCTTCCGACGCAGGATCTTGATGCTCTTCTCGAGCGTCTCGATCTTCTGCGTCAGCTTGCCAAACTCCGCAAGCAGTTCGCTCTTCAGTAGACCAAGCGCAGCGGAAGCATCCACGGTCGTGGGATGCTGCGCCACTTCGGGCTCGGTCTCATTGTTCTTCTGTTCCGTCGGCATCTCAGGCACGACGATCTGCGTCTTCGCCGGCAGACCCAGCGCGTCGAACAGCTTCGACACGGTCGAGTCGCTGACCGTTCCAGCCTTTGCGAACGACTTCGCCGCGCTCATCAGTGCGTTGGGGTTCGCCGGGATCGAGCACTGCGAGAGCTCGATCTGCTCCTGCTTCTCGTAGAGCACGCCGAACTGCCCGAGACCAAGGCTCGCGCGCTTTTCTTCGGTCTCGGGATACTGCGACTTGATCGGGATGAACCCGACCGAGACAGCTTTGATGAAGCCACCTTCGACCAGTCGATAGATCAGGTCGGCTTCGGGGTTCATCTCTGCGGTCGCGTACTCGATCGACTCGAACAGCGCGGGCGAGCCGTCTTTCTTCTGGCCCTTCTCAAAGTTGAAGACGCGACCGATCGGCAGCTTGGACGCATCGTGACCCCAAAGCGCCACGGGGTTCTTCTTGAAGTTCTTGAAGTCCCAGCCGCCAACCCGGATGACATCTCCCTGCCGGTCGCTCGACTCATCCGAAGCCACAAATCGGAACGCGCGCATCTCTCCATCGCGCTCCGGCTCGCCGATCGCGGCAATGCGCCAATGCGGCACGCTGTTGTCGCGCTTGATCGAAACCACGGTCTCGACCTTTTCGTTCGCCAGTTCTTCGACGCTGGCGATACCGCGCAGGATGCGCTCGGCCAGCTCCTTCGTGCTGTGGGTAAGGATTTCGGTCATGGTCTAAGCGTCCGGCACGATTGCCAGGAGGATGCAGCGGCAGTTGATGACCTCTTCTGCCGGCGCGCGATCGTCGCCGGGGTAGCGGAGGTTGGGCTTGAAGTCTTCGCCGATGGCGCGGATCTCGCCGTCGAGTTCGGTGTGGCTCTCGCGCACGAAGTCATCGCGCTCGCTGATCCACTGCACCTGCTCCACGCCTTCCTCGCGCATCTGGAGCTCGCGCGCGGTGTTCACGGACTTGGTGACCTCGGTGCGCGCGATAACGCCGGCGCGGCCGGTCTTGTCTGCGAAGACTTGCTCGAGACGCTCGGTTAGCTCGGGCAAGGTCTCCTCGATACGCTGACGCATCTCGACGAAGCTGGACGGCTGGCCCAGTTCATCGGCCAGAGCTTTTTTGACGCGCTTCGCCACGGTCGAATGCACGCCCTCGACCACTTTGATCTTCTGCGTGCGGAGCGCGGCCTGCACGCGCGGGTCGGCCATCGGGATAGAGATGCCGCCCAGTTCGGTCGCCTGATCTTTTAGAGCGGCTTTGAAGGCTTCGTTGAGCGCAGATGACAGGGCCGAGTCCAGCTTCTTCAGCCACGCTTCGGACGGCGGCAGCAGCTCGTTGAGGAACGGATCCTCGGGGCCGTCCGCCTTGATGACCGGCGAGCCAAAGTCCTTGCCCGTCTCGGCGAAACGCCGCACGCGCTTCAGTAGCTCGCGCTCATACTGCGCCAGCCACTTCGCCACGTTCCGCGTTGCCTTGCGCTCGTGGGGCTCGCCGACCTCGCGCATAAAACGTCGAAAGTATTCTTGACGGGCTTCGCGCGTGACCAGAGGCCCGAGCTTGATCTGCGTATCCGCTGACCGCACAGCGCGCTCGCGCTCTTCGTCCAGCCGGCGCACGACACCTTCGGCATAGGCTTGGGCACGCTCTGCGGTCGCGCGCGAGGAGCCGCCGCCCCACAGCAGCATCGACACCAGACCGGGCGGGATCTCGCCGTCCTCGACGGCCTCAAGGTCAACGATATGCCGCGCGATCCAGGGGCCGATCTTGCGCCATTTCTCCTCGGTCACCTCGCCAGCGGCCATCTTGCGCGCGTCTTCGACGGTCTGCGGCTTGAGTCCCTCGCCGCTCTCGCCGTCTTCGTGCAGCTTCAGGCCACGGCGCGCGCTGGCTCGCATATACGCCGGAGCTTGCAGGTTCACCTGCTTGACCTCGACCGCCGCGAGCTGCCGGCGGTGCTCGACGGTGAACGACGCGCTAACAGGCTCTGCGGGCGCGGCAGGCGCTTCGTTGACTCCACCGACGATCCGGCGGGCCTCCTCCTCGTCGATGAACGGGAACGCAGCCAGGATGGTCATGACGGCTCCCTCGACGGTCAGCAGACCTTCGGAGACGGCGCGCAGAATGTCGAGCAGACTGGAGACCTGTGCTCCGTTGAGTGCCTGATCTGCGACCACGGCCGCTTCGCCGGTCTCGCCTTCCATCTCGTCCGGCTCTTCCGGCTCCTCGGTCTCTTCGGCTTCGGCTTCCTCGCCAGCCTCTTCACCTTCGGCCTCTTCCGCTTCGCCTTCCTCGTCGAGCTCGCCTTCGGCTTCCTCGAACACCGACTGGTCGATATCCAGACGCAGAGCCTTCACCAGATCGGCCAGCTCGATGCCGGTCGCCGCGGCGATCTCTGCCGCCATCTTGAGGCGCGAGCTCTGATCGTTCCGCAGAGCCTCAATGCCGGCGAAGTCGAACGCGAAGCGGTAGGCCCGATAGCGCGGATCGGCCATGCGCGGGATGAGCTGCGCGTTGATCTGCGCTTCGACGGTCTTCAGGTAGCCGACAACCGCATTCCAGAACTGCCGCCACGCTTCTTGAAGGTTCGAGTACGTCGAAGCGTCAGGGCTGACCAGATGCACGGGCACTTCAAAAACCGAGCAGACCACGTCCCGCGACCATTGCAGAAGGTCGATGTACTGCATCCGGTCGGGCGTGGCAGGGTTCGGCACGATCTTCGGCCCACCGCCGAGGATCTTGAGCCCGCCGGCCGTGTCCGGATCCTGCGTCGCAGCGTCCATCTCGTTCTGGAAGCTCTCGAGCGCGTCGCGCTGGATGTCGTGGTCGTAGGT